GTCAACGCGATTACTTAGGGGCTGACATGATACGAGGACGAGAGAGAGTATCGACTGAAGTAAAAGAATGGCTGCCTCGTTTTACGTGGGCAAGTGTGGTGGGTGGGACAGAAACACTATCGGGCGATTATAAAATCCATACCTTCACGGGAACTGGGACTCTATACGTTTTAAGAGGCGGACAAGTGGAGTATCTGGTAGTCGCTGGTGGCGGAGGGGGTGGATATAGTTTTGCTGGCGGAGGGGGTGGCGGCGGTTTTCGTGCTGGAGAATTAAGCATTTCTGTGGGGGAGAAAACAATAACAATTGGTGCTGGTGGGGCGGGATCGGCAGCGACGGTAGACAAGGGAGGAACAGGGGGGAATAGTGTTTTTTTCTCAATCACTTCACTGGGTGGCGGAGGTGGCGGCTCTAGCGGCAATAGGGCAGGGGCCAATGGAGGATCGGGCGGAGGTGGAACTGGCTATACTACTGGCGGAGCGGCTGGTTTAGGGACAGCGGGGCAAGGATATGATGGCGGTGTTGGGAAGGATAACTGTGCTGGTGGTGGTGGCGGCGCATTTGAAGTGGGTGCCGATGGAGTAGCAAACACGGTTGCCGGAGATGGTGGAGACGGTAGCGCATCTTCGATTAGCGGTGCTTCTGTAACGTATGCTGGAGGCGGTGGCGGCGGGGCTTCTGATATCGGCACTCAGGGTGCTGGTGGTGCTGGCGGTGGCGGTGCTGGTGGAAAAATAAGTGTGTATCCAGTCGCCGGAACCGCTAATTTGGGTGGCGGTGGTGGCGGTGGTGGATATGGGACGGTTTACCATCCTGGGGCAAATGGCGGCTCTGGTATCGTTATAGTGCGGTACAAGTATAAGTAGGTAAAAATATGGCGCACTTCTGCGAACTAGACGAAAACGGGAAAGTCCTGAAGGTTGTCGTAGTTGACAACGCAGACTGCATCAAGGATTCCATGAAGGTGGAACATCCTGGCGTTGCTCTGGACATACGATCAGTTAGCGGGGACACCATCAGCAAGGAAGATACCATTGTCGAATGGGAGGACGAGGCCAAGGGCGTGACCTTCTGCGAGAATCTGCTGGGAGGCAGATGGGTGCAGACGTCGTACAACAACAACATCCGAAGACGGTACGCAGGGATTGGATACACGTACGACAAAGACAGAGACGCCTTCATCGCGCCACAGCCGTACAAGTCATGGAGCCTTGACAAAGAGAGCGACTGGCAGCCACCCACTCCAAGGCCAGATGACGACAAGCTGTACTCGTGGGATGAAGACAAGCTGGAGTGGGTTGTAGAAGAGCGCGTCGCGTTGATTGAAGAGATATTGGGGCTTGTGGAGGGCTAAATGACACAGACAGTGATGCCAAGACGACTGCATGAGGCGGCGCTGACAGCGATGAAACGGCTACTTGACCTTGGCGAACTTGCGTTTAGCAGTGGTGGTGGGCGCGAATCTGGTGCCTTCCGCAATTACAAGTTTCAGGTAATGCAACACATTGCCGACATGGAGCGAGAGCAGTTCGCGATCTTGAGTGATATTGGGCATGTAGAGCCATGTGAATGTGGCGACTCGCTAGTTGGTGGTCCGCGCTGGACAAGATGCGAGTTGTGCGCTGGAAGCGGATTCAAGCCTACAGGAGGCAAGAAGGAATGAAGACGATGGACAGATTAGCCGGGAGCCTTGGCGTCGTTGTCCCGCACGGGAAAGAGGCGGGCATTGCAAGGCCACGCGCACTTGATGATGGGTATAGCGACCGCGCATCCCGCGATTCCGATACATCTGATCTGATCTTTGCATATCGTTACCACTCGTGGGTATACAGCGCGGTGAGGGCTATTGCCGGGGCTTGTTCGTCTGTTCCGTTTGTTGTCATCAATTATCGTGGAACGGGGACGAGGAAGCCGCGACCTGTGCGTGATTTTGCGATGAAGTATCGGTCAATTCAGGGATGGAATGAGATCCAGGATTGGGAGAAGCTCATGGACGCTTATCTCAAATCTGAGAACGCAGAGATCGTCACAGATCATGAAGTGCTCGATCTGCTTGCTCATCCTATGCCAGAGGCGGACAAGACGCGCACAGAGCTAATCCAGGCCATCGTAACAAACCTTGAACTGGACGGCAACGCATACGTCGAGAAGATTTGGAAGACGGGAAGAAGGGACGGAATCCCATCACAGCTTTGGGCAGAGATTGATCCCAGAAAGATCTACGTTATCCCAGGCAAAGGGGTTGTCTTCGGCGGCTTCATGTACGTTGGCGATACGGTCAAGTATTTCTTGCCGGAAGACATACTGGCATTCCGATACTACAACCCATTGAATCCTTATTATGGCCAATCTCCGACGCGGGTACTACGAACGGCGATTATCGGTGATGTTCGAGCTGTCGATTGGAACAGGATGTTCTTCGAGAACGATGCCACTCCGGGCGGGCTTATCTCTTCAAAAGAGAGGCTGACGCCTGATGACATCCGACTCATTGAGGACTCATGGAACAGCAAGAGGCGTGGTGCAGGGCGCTCTCATGGAATAGGCGTATTGGGGCTAGGGTCTACATTCCAGGCTCTCTCGCCAGCTCACAAAGATATGGGGTTTAAGGATTTGCGAGAGCTAACACAGCAAGAGGTACAGGCGACATACGGTGTTCCTTCTGTTGTGCTAGGAAACTACAAGGATGCAAACCGTGCATCAGCAGTGACGCAGGCGCGGTTGTTTACTACCAACACGGTTCTACCGAGACTGGCAAAGATTGAATCTGTTCTTGATCGACACTTCTTCGGTGTTGATGGCAAGACGAAACTGATGTTTGACCTGTCGACGATTGAGGCGCTTCAAGAAGACATTCTCATTCGGGCACGAGCAGGAAGGTTGTTCACGGATCAGCGATTCACTGTGAACGAGATCAGGGCGTTCAACAAACTGCCTCCGATCTTGGGACAGTTTGCTGATGCTGTTCTCGTTCCGAACAACATGGTCGTCGCTGGCAGGATAGAAGGGTCTGAGGATGGACCAAATACAACGGCACCAGAAGAAGAAATAACGGAGGTGGAGACATAATGAAACGAGTAGGCGCTTTTATAGCTTTACTCATGGTGGGCCTGATCTCGTTTGGTGGGATGGCAGCACTCGACTGGGAAACCTACATCGGGGGCGTCTATTTCCTCAATCTTGAACAGGCTGTGTTGACCGGGTTCACGTCAACGGGGATGTTTGATCTCATCGGCGGGGCACGGTTCGACAATGTGACGGCAGCTACGACACTCAGCATTACCGAAACGAACCTTGCATTCGCAGGGGTTACTACTTTCTATGGGGCAACGTTTAGCTTCGGATATGATGTCGGTGCAGCAATGACGTTCACGACTACGGATGCAACGGGCGCAGTGGCGATCACACATGCTGGATCGGCCCCAGCGATCACATGGACAGCGAATTCGTTGGCTTTTACAGGAAACTTCAGTTCTGACGGGACAACGGCTGTTCTTGATGGCAGCACATCAGCCAGGATTCTCAGTGCGGGCTTTACGAGCTTAGAATCTGCGGCAAACCGTTTTGGCGTAAATGCGACAATCTATATGTCGGTCGCAACGACAGCGACAACTGGTATCACGACGATAACCCACACGGGTACGACCCCCACAGTAACTTGGACGGCGGACTCGTTTAGCTTCGTCGGTGCATTCAGTTCAGACAGCGCATCAACGGCTGTAGTCGATGGCGCAACATCATTCCGTGGATTGAGTGCGGGATTCGTTAGCCTAGAATCTCCAGCGAATCGATTTGGCTTGAATGCCACCGAATACATACAGATTGCAACAACTATAACTACTGGCATCACAACAATCACGCATACGGGATCAGCTCCTGCTGTAACGTGGACTGCTGACTCTCTGTCATTCGTTGGCAGTTTCGATACGAATGGCGCGACGGTATCACTAGACGGTAGTACATCGGTTCGTGCGATCAGTGCTGGCTTTAACAGTCTCGAATCTCCAGGAAACCGTTTCGGATCAGATGCAGCTGTCTATATGCAGATTGCGACGACTGCCACAACTGGAATCACTGCCATTACTCATACCGGATCAGCTGTTACTGTTACATGGACGGCCCCCGCATTTGACTTCGTTGGCACGATGGCGCTAGATGCCACAACGCTATCAGATGTGTTGACGTTCTCGGACGCAGGAACAATCGACAACACAGCAGCCGATACATTGACGATTACTGAAACCTACATCGCGCTTGCTGGAGAAGTGTCTATCAGCGGAGACCTCACGGTGACTGGTGGAGACATCATTGATGGCTCGGGTGGCGGCGCAACCGTAGCGAATAAGGGCACCTCCGTCGAAACGATGGGCGGGGCACAGAAGACCGTCATTACCTTCACATTGACTGGCGATCACGACATCGACACCCCTGATGGTGGACAGTCTGCTGGCGTTCTGGTCTACGACTTCCCAGTGGGCTATATCCAAATCCTCGGTGCGTTGATTGATGCGTCGGTTGTGACGAATGCTGCCTACAACGCAACAGTAGCCGACCAATACTATATCAGTGTGGGAACTGTGGATGGTACGCAAGCAGCGGATGCCGATCTGACGGGCACCGAAGCTGACATCATCGGAAAGACAACTCACGATACCGACTCAGGTGCTGGGGCAAACACACAACTCACGAATACGTGGCACGCTCAAGATCTGACCGCCGAGACGTTTGACGGAACGGGTACGGCCATAGATCTCTTCGTGAACGTGGCTGTGCCGAATGCAAACAATACTGGCGCAACGACACACGCGGTCACGGGAACCTTGACGATCTTCTGGATCAATCATGGTGGGTACTAGCCATGAAGGTTAGAACGGTTCCTGGTAAGCGGGCCTGGGCGAGTGGTGGGCGTCCGAAGGGCGGGAATAAAGAGGGCGACCCTCTCCGTAAGGGGGTAGTGAAGAAATGACTATTAGCCAAGCGAACATGACCGAAGTTAGACTGGCAGGGAAGGAAGTGAACACGCTTCTTTCCGGCCAAGATCTTCGGGACGCGCTCCAAGGCAAAGAGGTTGACGCTATCTACAAATATAGCGTTGCCGATCAAAGCCGTGGCGGCGAAGTCAAAGCAATTCACACGATGAAGGGCGAATACCTAACCGGGATGCGTCCTATTGGAAAGTCCGTGATTACGTCTGCAACGATTGACCGCGACAAAGACATTGTCTTCACGAGTGGCATGAAGCTGACAGATGGATACATGAAGAATCCAGTCGTGCTTCCGATGCACCTCTATCGGGAGTTTCCAATTGGGTTTACGAAGCAGATCACGCAGTATGCGAATCATGTGACTGCGACATGGGAATGGCTGACAGACCAACCGTTGACCAAGGCTGCGGAATACTACCAGCTTTGGGCAGCATATGTTCTGAATGCCGTTTCAATCGGCTTTGCCCCCGACGAGTGGGAATGGAACAAAGGCCGGAGCGGACTTGATTTCGTTACCTGGGAGTTATTGGAGCATAGCATTGTGACGATCCCGGCGAATCCTGACGCACAACGGAGCCTGGGCGCGAAGCAATACATCAAACTCGTTGGTGAAAAGCTCATTGAAATGTCTCCGATTGTGCGTCGGGGACTGGAGATAGCATTAACAGATGGAACAACTGTCAGCGTCAATTTGCCTGACGGCATGAAGAACAATGTCTCTAAACCTGATAACGAAAATGTGACTGCTGATGGAACAATCGAAGCCAAGACAGAGGTACTTAGCGATAAGGCAAACGAGCCTGTCGTAGAGGAGCCAGAAGCCGTCGAGGCAAGTGTTAGCGTAGAAGAGACAGAAGGGCAGAAGTCTTTTGATGAAATCCTGTTGGCGTATGCCGCTGGGGTGATGGAGAAAAGCGAAGTTTTAGGTGTTCTGAACAAAGTGTTCAGTGTGCTTGAGGCGGAGCGCGATCTCTACAAAGGGCAACTTGTCAATATGGCTCTCTCGATCATTGCAACAAAATCGGAGGTGTAAGCATGAAGCTGGAAGACCTTACCAAAGAGCAGCTTCAGGGATTGGTGGACAAAGGCTCCGAGTATCTCGAAGCCATGAAGGCGGGGACTCCCGGTGAGACCAAGGTAATCCTTGACGGACCAGAGATGAAGAAGCCTGATGAACTCACGGCTATTGATCTCGACGCCGCACTCACTCGTGAACCCGAGACAGTCCTACGATCCACGAAGCAGAAGGATGATGAGCTGAAGAACTTCAGCATCACAAAGGGCGTACAATTCATTCTGACCGGCCAGCGCAAAGGAAACGAGCTGGAAGCAGACTGGATTCGTAGCCGTGATGGCTTCGCGCCATCAACAAATAAGGACATGACCCTTTACAGCGATATTGCTGGCGGATTCCTGGTTCCTACGGTTGTCATCAACGAACTGATCGATCTTCTGAAGGCAGAAACGATCATGCGTCGAGCTGGCGCAACGATCTTGACATCGAATGCAAAGACCGTTCAGGTGCCACGGAAGACTGGATCGACAAGTGCATACTGGGTTGCCGATGAAATTACTACGGACATCACCAAGTCTGCCCCGACGTTCGGAGACCTGAACTTGACACTCAGAAATCTGGCTGCGCGGGTGCAGGTTGCGCGGAATTTGATCAAGTACGCATCGTTGTCAGTAGAGACACTCATCCGGCAAGACATCATCGAACAGATGGCGCTTACGGAGGATCTGGCCTTCCTTCAGGGGACGGGCGGAACACAGCCTGTCGGCCTGAAGAACTGGCCCGGAGTCAACTCTACCAGTTCGATCGGTGCGCCGAACTTCGACGACCTTCTAGCATGTCTGACGACTCTCAAGGCCCGCAACGTGCGTGTCTCTGAGAAGCAGACGAGCTGGTGGATGCACCCGAACGTGCTTGGGTATCTACAGAAGCACAAGACTGGTACTGGTCAGTACGATTACGTTATCGACCTGACTCAGCGACCTCCAGACCGAATTCTCGGCCTGCCTGTCTACACCAGTTCGCAGATCCCGATTACCCTCGGTGCTGGTAGCGAGACCTACATGGTCTGTGGCAATGCCAACACCTACGCGATTGCGCAGGGTGGCGGCATCGAGATCTTGGTAGATCCATACACGTTGTCGGCTCAACTGAAGATCCAGATCGTCGCCGTGTTTGAAGTAGACGGTGGCCCTCGCCGGATCGACGAGTTCCAGGTTCTTACTGGAGTAACTTACTAGGAGGTGAAGAATGGCTGGTTTGAATAGAGACCTAACTAACGTCCTTAATGTTGTTCGTCTGCTTGCCCCTGCGACTTATTCGGCGGCAGCAGAGCAGACGACAGCCGCGATCGACACTGATTTTATGCGTGATGGCATTTTAGTGATCGACTGTGGCGTGATTGCAGCCACGTCAACGGTTGGAGTGCAACTCCAAACTTGCGACACATCTGACGGCACGTATGCCGATGTCATGGCAGCAGACGGAGCACTTACGGTAGCACACACGCTTACCGCTGTCTCTTACGCTGTCAAAGATCTGAAGCGATACGTGAAGTTCCAGTACGACGTTGATACAGACGATGCGTTGTTCGGGGCTGTCCTCGTTGGGGCGCACCGACCGTTGAATCCTCCGTCCTAGCGAGGTGATCTGAATGGCATGGCCAACTGGCGCTGATGTGCAGCAAAGAACTGACATCACACTCACACTGACAGGAAGTGTCTATACAACTAGCTACGGACTGAGTGTGACAGAGATGATCAGCGATGCTATCGCTGCGGCTGCTTTGGAATGCCTCAGAGATCCCGAGTACGGTTTCGACGAAGCGGAAGTGACTGAAACATTCGATGGGAGGAGTTGCCTCCAAGTGAGCCACCCTCCCATCTTGTCTGTTTCTTCTTTAACCAGCAACAGCGAAGAGATGGACGAGGGTGACTACGTCATTTATCCAAGAGACATCAAAATACTTGACGAAGACAGCAAGATCTTGCTGCAAAGCTACGCTCCGGTGCGCCCGACAAGGCAGCTTTACTCGCTGATTTACACGGGTGGCTATTCTGATTCGGCGGTAGGGACACATAAAGCGATCCCACGCAGCCTCAAAGCGATCATCTTAGAGATGGTCGTCAGGGAATTGCTGCGGATTGACCAACGGTATCGTGTCTACGCTGGTGTTAGCGCAGCACAGATCGGATCAACTGACTACCGATTCACATCGGACAATGCTTTGTTGTCAGACCTTTATCGAAGACTACGAGATGGCCCGTGGACGGTGATTGGAATTTGATCGGACTAAACATCAAGGTGGACATCCATCGCAGAGCTGCAGCAGCGGCTTCTGGTTGGGGAGACACCAGCGACATGACTTGGGTTGCCATTCCGACATACAGGGATGTCAGGGCAAGGATTTCGACGCTTCGGGTAGAAGAGAGAGAAGCGTTGGCTAGTGCTGGCGGGAACATTGCCACCATTGCTGCGCATCGTATCTTCTTCAATCCTGAGACGGATGTTTTGATCGGAGACCACATTGTCTATGACGGAAAGACTTACGAGATGGTATCGATTGAAGACATGGACAAATCGGAGCAGCATCTAGAAGGCTTCATTGTCTTCTGGAAGGGGGTAGTTGCCTAATGGCTACGAGAACCACAACGAAGTGGCAAGGCGGCGGGAAACTACAACAGTTTGGCCCGCTGGCTGGATCGTACATCTGGGTTGACTTTAATCCAGGGCCACTCTTTGCTGTTGTTGACGCAACCATCTACTCGCGCATGGAGGCGGCAATGAAACTGGCGGCTGAGACTGCTAGGGACAACATGCAAGATATGTCTCCTTCTGCTCCTGGCGACATGCCTGGGATCGATTCTGGAACACTTAAAGCAAATATCGAGTACAAGATCTTCGACAGCCCAGATCAAATCATTGGGGCCTTTGGCGTCTTCAAAGAGTCTGCACCCAACGAGACTACAAAGAAGGTCGTGGACATGATCTATGCCCTATATCTGGAGACCGGAACATACAAGATGGACCCACGGCCCTGGTTGACACTCACTCTTGCCGAAGTTTGGGATCAGTGGAAGTCAATCTTCGGAGCTGGTGGTTCCGGCGCTGAGACTGTCGCTTCATTCTCGATGGGTGGCCGAGAAGACAATACGGCCCTGGAGCACGCATAATGCGAAACGATGTTGTAGTACCGTTCACGAAAGCGGTGATAGCCAAGTTGCTTGCTACAAGCGGCGTTACGGCAATTACTGGCACGAGGATTGGTCCAGGGTCAGAGAATCAAACGATGCCGTTCATTGTTGTTGATCCATTGCCGGAGACCCCACATCACGGGATCGGCTTTAATGAACCTGCTTATGTAACGGCACGCGCACAAATAGCTGGCTTTGTAAAGACGAAACATGGAAGTCTTGAGCTTGCTGGCGCAATTTCCAAGGCACTTGATGGAGAAACCTTAACCGTGAGCGGTTGGGGTTCAGGAAGGATGGTTGGCATTGGTATTACTCCGTTGCAAATAGATGTAAACGGCGTAACTGCCTATAAGGCCGCAAGGCGCATTACTGTCAATCTTCCAAATCAAGATACACGATAGACGGAGGTGTTAAAAGATGGCAGATACGTTTACCCCTAAAGGGGGTCATCTGGCTAGTTTGAAATACAACACAAAGGTCGTCAATGTTCGCGGCGAGGTCCGCGTGACAGCGGCACGGGCAGTCATCGATATTTCTTGTATTGGTGACACCTTTGTGCCGTTCCGGTCCTTTACGCTAGGAATGCACGATCAGATGTCGTTCACAGTGCCGGTTCCTTACGACCCTACGAACGATGGAATCATAGCAATCTTGGCGGCATCTGTGGCGGGGACACCTACCAGTTTGATACTGCTTGACGTGCTTGCAGGCACGACGCTGCTTTCTGGCACCGCGCTTGCTTCTTACGAGTACGCATCAAGCATGGACGATGTTCAGCTCTTGAACGTGACGTTTACGTTCACGGGGGCGTTGACTGGCAACTTGGTAGTGTAGGAGGAGGTGAATAGCTGATGGCTGACACCTTTACCCCTATCAATGGGTTTCTGGCGGGGATATACAGATCCCCTGGAGTTCTAGTTGGTGCCGTAACGAAGCATCAGCTCCTCCTGAATCCATCGTTTGAAACAGGAGATCTGACGAGCTGGACTGACGACAGTGTGGCAACATCTACAGCTACAGCAACAGCCCTCAAAGGCTGGGAAGATCGTAGTTACGGTGTTGTCATGTCTGACAACGGCATAAATTTGTGCGGCATCTCTCAGATCACGATACTAGATGCAGCTTTATCTGCTGCGCAGGCGTTGACCCATAGGATCATCGCAAGCGTGTGGGTGAAGTTTGACTCCGCAAGCGATGATGCTGTATTGAAGGTCTCCGCGCTCGATGCGGCTGACGGCGTTCTTGGTACTGGCTCTGTGACGATGATCTCGTCCCATCCTTACTACGACGCTGCCGCTGCTGGATTTGGCGTGTGGAGCTACTTCAGTATTGCAATCAGTGCTGTTGAACTGACAAAGAAGGTGAAAGTCGAAATCTACTCTAATGCCGCAACTGCGCAAGTGTGGAACATCGACAATCCTTCTGCAACCATCGTGGAGCAAGTTGCGGGCGCTTTCGGACAGGTCGTTATGCCGATGGGCTACGACACCGAAGATGTCTCAACGTTTGCCACTGCCGGGACAGCCGGATGGCGATCAGTTGCCACGACATTGAAGAAGCAGAGCGCCATAACGTTCCCCGAGTATTGGGTAAATTCTGAAGTAATGGCGGCTGAGAAGGCCGCTGCCACTAAGGTTTACATCATCTTGTGGACACAAAAGGCGACGAAAACTCAGGACCGATTTGAGTTCTGGGCATTGGTCAACGGGATTGAGTGGGCCGCGCCTGTTGGTGAAGTACAAAAGGGATCAGTAATGATCACTGCAACCGGCCATATTGGATACGCACACATTTAGGAGAACGATGAAATCTGAACTGCTAAAGACTTTTGAACTTGCATCCAAGACTACTCACGAACGAACCTTTCATTTTGATCTTGGGGAGGGGGTAGACCTAGTCTGCCCCCGCCTCAGCTTGAACGGGTGTGCAGCATTTGAACGACGTATGGTGGCAAAGCCAGGATCGAAGGGCTTCAGTCTGTCAATGCTGAAGAATACGGCGGCGATGAGAATGGCAGAGTGTAGTGGTGCCGTCTTAGAGGAGCTTCGGAAAGAAGGCGCACCAAGTGCATTCAAAGACGAAGCCGATGCTCGCATGTGGGCGACTCAATTCCAGGCGAATCTGGTATCGAAGTTTGCACCATATTCTGAAAAGCTACTTGGGGACTTCCACAAGGATGACCAGATCTTTGCCGTCACGTTGGCGCTGAAAGAGAAGTATGGCGACAGCGAGACGACAACAAAGGGCAAGGGCGAATCGAAGACAGAAGAAGAAGTCATCTTCGACGAGAAATTCATTCGTGTAATCTTCGATGCCGCTCCAGACATGCTTGACGCTATGTTCTTGTGGACAATTGGATTGGTGGATATCCCTGACGGGACAAGCCAAGAAGACATTGCAAAAGGATTGGATGACTTGGCCGCTTCGGTCGGTGGTTCGGGAAACGTAGTAAAACCGAGTCCGACGAAGAAATCAGTTACAGGAAAGAGGTCAACTACAAAGAATACGTCCCAATAATACTGCACCACTATCCTCAATATGACCTTGAATCTGTCTTTGACCTTGATGACCTTCAGTTCGCTTTTCTGATTAACGGACTGGACGCGATACATAGACTTGAACGTGCAAACACCCTACCGGGGATGGTAGACAACGACGGCATGAAGGCAACGGTTGCTGCGGCTCCGAGGCCTAGAGTAGACAGCGAAAGTACGTTTGGCTGGCTACAAGAGCAATGTGAAGCAAAAGGGCTGACGCCCCCGGCGAGGTAAAACATGGCAGAAGGTACAAGTCTAGGTACTGCGTACATCACGCTGATGCTTGACAAGGC